AGTTAAATATGAAATTGGAGGGAATAAATGAAAATAATAGGATGGATAATATCTGGAATAATTGGGTTATTAATAGTAATTCTATTAATGAATGGTTTTGGTTTTTTTAATGAAAAAGTTAATTATGCATATCAAAAAGCAATTGATAATGTAAGTTATGAAAGATTAAAAAAGGTTGAAGATACTGCTAGAGCAATGATTGCAACATATAAATCAGATAAATTAACTTATGAAGCTTATAAAAATACAGATGTAGAACTCGCAACACAAGCTAAAATAAGAGCAAATAGAACAGCTATTGCTTACAATGATTATATTTTAAAAAATAGTTTTCAATGGAAAGGGAATATCCCTAGTGACATTTATAATCAATTAGAAATAATAGAATGAGGTGAAATAATGGCAACACAAGAGCAAAAGATTATCTTTAGAAAAATTGAAGATATCTTAATCAACTACACGAAGTACAAGAAAAGAATAAAGGATGAGGGTGAACGTCTAGCCAATCCACAACTTAAAAAATGCTGTGGGGTTGGAGGGCAAGGTGGAAATGGGTATGAGATAAAAAGCGAGTACGAGCAATTAGAAGAGTTGAAGCAAAGAATATACAACAATATAAGTCGATATTCAGAAATGATATTCAGAATAGATGAGTGCTTGAATATGGTTAAAGATAACAAAGATTATGCATTCATTCAAATGAAATATTTTGATAAAAAGACTTACGAAGAAATAGCTGATGCACTTAATATTTCACTAAAAAGTACCTATAGCATGAGAAATAGAATTCTAGGGGCTTTGGAGATACATTTTAAAACTCAAAGATTGATCGAATTTTAGACAAAGGTAAAAACAGGGTAAAAACAGGGTAAAAATAGGGTTATTGTCAGGTAAAAAAAAATGTGTTAGTATGATAACATGAAGAAATTGAGAAGTAGTTATTGAGGCTCTACTCTAAAAAAGCCTCTACCAATTATGGTGCATCAACCTAATACGTTGGTTAGACTACTAGAGTCTTTCATTGGTGAGAATCCAATATGCACAGTATACCAGACATCAATACTCTCGTGATTCTTAAATGAATAGGATACGTCCTCTACGAGAGTTTTTTATTTATATAATCTTTTTATCTTTTCAATTTACACTATATATTTTTATTTTTTTTTAATAAGGGATATAATAAAAAAAAATAAAAAATGAAAAGAGGGATAATATGGAAAAAAAAATAAAATCAATTGAATTTTCTCCATTTCAATTAATAGAACTTGCTGAAAAACTATCAGAGAAAAATGAATTAGAGAAAATAGTAGTCAAAAATAAGTATGCTGTAGACAATAAGACTTTAGTTTGTGAACTAGAAGGAAGTGTTGAGTTATTGTTATATGATATTAATCCTTCTGTAAAAAGATATCCTAGCTACAGCTATTATTTAAATGAAAATAAAGTTTATTTTTATGGAGAGTTAGAATATCCAAAAGAGGCAATAACTGATTTTCAGTTAAATGGAACTTTTGGACAATTGCTTGATTATATAAATGAAATAAATCATTTATTAGAATTTGTGATTAAACAAAAGACTGCTAAATGAGGAATTTAATTTAAAAGAGAACTCAAAAGGTTCTCTTTTTTATTTTATAAAATTGGAGGTGAAGTAGCATTGAAGTTAAATGCGAGGCAAAAGGCTTTTTGTGAATATTATGTAGCTAGTGGAAATGCTACTGAAGCTGCAACGAAAGCTGGATATAAAGAAAAGAATGCTAGGTTTATTGGAAGTGAAAACTTAACAAAAGCCAACATAAAGAAATATATTGAAGAACTACAAGAAAAAGCAAAAGGCAACAGGATTATGACAGCAATAGAGAGAAGAGAATTTTTAACAAGTATGATAAAAGATGGAGCTGTTAAAGACACTGATAGATTGAAAGCATTAGATATATTAAATAAAATGGATGGAGAGTATACTCAAAAGGTTGAGGTAAATGGAAATATAAATTCTAATCCATTTTCTAATCTTACAACTGATGAATTAAAAGAAATAATAAAAGATTAAAGGAGGTGTTGTGGGGGTGTATGATAAAGAATTAATAAAATTAGAAGCTAAAAAAGAATTAGCTAGGAGAGATTTTTGGTATTATTGTAAATTACTAGGAAAAAAAGATTTTTACAATGACAAAAAAGAATATTTAAAAGATTTATGTAATCAGTTACAAAGTTTTATTGATTCTAATAAAAAAATATTAGTTATTAATATGCCCCCTCGACTCTGATTCGGTAAATCTTACACAGCAACCTTATTTGTGCAATGGTTATTAGGAAGAAATAACAAATTAAAAATTATGACAGGATCATACAATGAAACTCTTTCTTCTACATTTGCTAAACAAGTAAGAGATATGATAGCAACAGAGCAGACACAAGGGGTAACAGTTTATAGAGATATATTCCCAGATACTAAAATAAAGTATGGAGAAGCATCAATGAACAAGTGGGCTTTGGAAGGAAGTCAAGTAGCAAACTATTTAGCAACATCTCCAACAGGAACTGCAACAGGATTTGGAGCAGATTTAATAGTTATAGATGACTTAATAAAAAATTCTGAGGAAGCATATAACTCTAATGTTCTTGAAAAGCATATTGATTGGTTTACTAATACTATGTTATCAAGAACAGAAAAAGGTTTTAAATTAATAATCATAATGACCAGGTGGGCAAGTAATGACCTAGCTGGTTTTATTTTATCTAATTATGATGATGTGGTTCATATAAATTATAAAGCTATCAATGATGATGGAACTCCACTTGATGAAGGAACATTATCATTAGAAGACTTTGAGTTTAAAACTAAGAATATGGCAAAAGAAATTGTATATGCCAACTATCAACAAGAGCCAATAGATATCAAGGGTAGATTATACAATGAATTTAAAACTTATATTGATTTACCAAAAGAAAAGATTGTTAAAATATCTGCCTATTGTGATACAGCTGATACTGGAGATGATTTTTTATGTAATATTATTTATGCAGATTGCAAAGATAGTGCTTATATACTAGATGTTATCTATACCAAAGAAGCTATGAAAATAACTGAGCCACTTGTTGCAGAAGCATATAAAAAGTTTAATGTGAATGTTGCAGATATAGAAAGCAATAATGGTGGTAGAGCATTCGCAAGAAACATAGAAAGAATTACAAGAGATAAAGGAAATTATAAGACAGTTGTTAAATGGTTCCATCAATCTGGAAATAAAATAGCAAGAATATTATCAAATAGTGCTTGGGTAAATAATAATATCTATATGCCTATAGATTGGAAAAATAAATGGAGTGAATTTGCAAAAGATATTATTTCTTATCAGAAGGAAGGAAAAAACAAACACGATGATGGACCTGATGCTTTAACTGGTGTTGCTGAAAAATGTAATAAAATATCAGGATTATCTTTTGAATAGGAGTTAATAATGTGGGAATGGATAAAAAAACTATTTAAAAAGCCAAAGGTGGAAAATATGGAGATTAGAAAACTTGAATATTTAATAAGTCAATGGCTTTCTTCAAAAACTAGAGTGGACCAGGTAAATGGAGAAAGATATTATAAGGGTAGCCATGATATATTAAGTAAAAAAAGAAAAGCAATAGTAGAAGGTGGTAGATTAGAAGATATAAATAACTTAGTCAATTCTAAACTTGTTGATAACCAATATTCAAAAATGGTTGACCAAAAAGTTAATTATATTTTAGCTAAGAAACCAACTTTTATTTGTAAAAATGAAAATGTTTTGAAATTATTTGGTAATAAGTTTCTAAGAACTTTAAGAAATTTAGGAGAGGATACTCTTAATGGTGGAATAGGTTGGATATATCCATATTTTAACCAAAAAGGTGAATTGGAATTTAGAAAATTTGAGCCTTCAGAAATATTACCAATATGGAAAGATAACAATAAAGATGAATTAGAATTAGTTATAAGATTATATGAAGTTTTAGAGTTTCAACATAATAGTTTAGTTCCAATTAAAAAAGTAGAAGTTTACTCAGGAAATGGAGTAGACTTTTTTATTTGGAATGATAGTTTAAAACCTTTAGGACATTCAGATTATATATCTATAGGAGAAGAAACATACAACTGGGGAAAAGTTCCATTAATTCCTTTTAGAAGTAATAATTTAGAACAACCTTTAATATGCAGAGTTAAATGCTTACAAGATGCCTTGAATGAGATAATCTCTAAATTTCAAGATAATATGATGGAAGATGCAGGAAGTACAATTTTAATCTTAACTAACTATGATGGAGAGAATTTAGGAGAGTTTAGAAGAAACTTAGCAACATATAGAGCAGTAAAAGTTACAAATACTGATGGTGGCAAAGGTGGACTTGAAGCACTTCAAATAGAAGTTAACTCTGAAAACTATGCTTTAATAATCAAATTACTTAAAAAAGCAATAATAGAAAATGCAAGAGGTTTTGATGCTAAAGATGAAAGACTTGGAAATAATCCCAATGAGATGAATATTCAATCTATGTATTCTGATATAGATTTAGATGCTAATCAAATGGAAGTAGAATTTCAGGCATCTTTTGAAGAGTTAATGTGGTTTATAAATAAAGCTTTAAATGTTAATGAAACTCTTGATGTAATATTTAATAGAGATGTTTTAGTTAATGAATCTGAAACAATTAATAATTGTAAGTCTAGTGTTGGTATCATATCTCAAAAAACTATAATAACTCAACATCCTTGGGTTAACGATGTTGATGAAGAAATAAAACAACTTGAAGAAGAAAATAAAGAATTAGATCCTTATCCAGGAGATTTTGGAACTAAAAAAGTTCCTGATTTAGATGAGTAATTACTGGACTAAAAGATTTGAAGAAGAAGAAAAACAAAGAAATATATCAAATAAAGCTTATGCTAAAGAAATAGAGAAACAATATAAAATAGCAGAGAATAAAATAAAAAGTGATATTGAAAAATGGTATATCAGAATAGCTGATAATAATCAAATATCATTAGCAGATGCTAAGAAATTACTAACTAAAGATGAATTAAAAGAATTCAAATGGTCCTTAGCAGAATATACTCAAAAAGCTAAGAGTGGAGCTTGGAAGAAAGAACTTGAAAATGCTTCTGCAAGAGTTCATATTAAAAGGTTAGAAGCTTTACAACTTCAAGTTCAAAACAGCATTGAAACTTTAAGAAATAAAGAAAATGAAATGTTAGAAGATTATTTAATAAAGAATTATGAAGATACTTACTATCATTCATTGTATGAGATTTCAAAAGGATTGAATCTTAAAACAAGCTTTGCTACTTTAGACAAAAATAAGATTAATCAAGTCATAGGAAAGCCTTGGTTAAAAGATGGGAAAACTTTTTCAGATAGGATTTGGCAAGACAAGGAACAGTTAATAAATACACTGAGAACTAAAATTACTCAATCTTTTATAACTGGTAGTACATTAGATGAAGCTGTTGAAGATATATCTAAATTTGTTTCTGATAAGATAAAAAATAAAGAGTATGTTGCTAGAAGATTACTAGAAACAGAATCTGCTGCTTATGCTTCAAAAGCACAAATAGAAGCTTTTAAAAGTATAGATGTTGAGAAATATGAAATAGTAGCAACATTAGACCTTCATACTTCTGAAATCTGTCAAGAAATGGATGGAAAGGTTTTTAATATATCTGATCAGGAAATAGGAGTAACAGTGCCCCCTTTTCATTCACATTGTAGAACGGTTATAGCTCCATACTTTGATGATGAGTCCACAAGAGCATCAAGAGATGAAAATGGAGAATATAAAGAAGTTAAGTACATGAATTATAAGGAATGGAAAGAGCAATATATTAAAAAAGATGAGTTAGGTTTAACTTTAAATCAAAAATCTGCTATAATGAAATATATTGGATCAGATTCTTATAAGATAAATGAAGCACTTAGAAACCGAACAAATTTAACTCAAGACCAAAAAGAATGGGTTAAATTATTAGATGAAGCACTTGAAAAAATACCTGTATACGAAGGACAAGTTACTAGAAGTTTAAGTTTTCAATTACAAGGTAAAGAAGCTTTAGAAGAATTTTTAAAACTTTATAATATTGGTAATGAGATTGAATATCTTGCTTACACCTCAGCAACAATAGGTGAAACATATAATCCTAGTGGAGAGGTTCAGCTAACTATAATGTCTAAAACTGCTAGAAATATAACTACTTTAAATAAAAGAGAACAAGAGGTTTTATTTGAAAGAGGTAAAAAATTTAAAGTTGTGGATAGATATGATACAAGTAAAATTCATTATATTTTAATGGAGGAAGTATAATTATGAGTAGTAAAAGTTTTGAGGAATTAAAAAAAGAATTTGAAGAAAAACAAAAAAAAGAAACTTTATTTACTGATTCAAGATGGAATGATACTACACCTCCAATTGTAGTAGGACATTCTAAATCAACTTATGAAGAAAGATTGAGAGCAGTAAAGATACATATGTCAATTCTTTTTAAACAAGGTGTTTTTACTCAAGAAGAATATAAAAAAGAATTAGAAAAAAGGATAAAAGAAGTAAAAAAAGAATATAATATTAAAGATTAAAATCTGTTTTATCTCTTGACAAACTTTAATAATTATAGTACAAATAGTATTATAACTATTAGGAGGGGATTTTATGAGAAAGGGGATTAAATATTTCTTTATTATTTTTATTGGAATGATGATAGTTGGTTTATATCTAGGTTTTACGATGGATAGTCAGTTAAAAAGAGTAGCTGAACTAAGTGATGAGCAAGAAAAAAATATTGTTCAAGTCATCAATGATATAGGAATTGATGGAAATATTGAAAAAGTAGAACATGATGAACTATTAGATGGTATGTACTCTGAGACAGGAAAAGGTTATAGAATATCTATAAGTAATAGCGAAATAAATAATTTAATTTTATATTTAAAAGAAGATAAAGATATAGAAGCGATTAATTGGGCAGATATAAATTTCTATAAAGATGGAGAAATTAAAGATAACATAAAAGATTATGTACTTACATCTAGTCAAAGAGCTCAGTATCAAAATAGAGCTGAGGAACTTATAAAATCTATGTTAATATCACCAGCAACGGCTAAGTTTCCAAGTTCTAATCAATGGAATATAGGAATAAATAAGGGTATTGTTTTTATGCAATCTTTTGTTGATTCTCAAAATGCTTTTGGGGCTGTAATAAGAAATAATTTCAAAATAAAATATGATACTAAAACAGCAACAATTACATCACTTATAATAGATGGAGAAGAGCAAATTAAACAACCTAAAGCAAGTAAAAGTAAGAATAAAAATAAAAAAAAGTAATGAAATAGTATATAAGATAGGAGCAGTTAAAAAAGACTGCTCTTTTTTATTGCTAAGGAGAGTGATTAAATTCAAGTAATAATTAGACTTATTATATATTTAAACAAACATCTCGCCTTTTTAGTATTGTAGGCGATAAAGAACAAGACAACCAATTACGTTGGCATACAACGATAAAAATGAAGGAGTGAAAAAATGGAAAAAGAACAATTAATAGCATTAGGACTTACATCAGAACAAGCCGATAAAGTTTTAGGAGCTCATAAAACATACATGGAAAGTTTTGTTCCAAAAGGTCGTTTTAATGAAGAACTAGAAGCTAAAAAGAATTTAGAAACACAGCTTGCAGAAAGAGACAAGCAATTAAAAGAGTTAGAAAAATCTGTTGGAGATAATAAAGAATTAAAAGCTCAAATTGAAAAACTTCAAAATGATAATAAAAGTGCTGCTGAAAAATATGCAAAAGACTTATTTGATTTACAATTAAACAATGCAGTTGATGTTGCAATTACAGGAGCAAAAGGAAAGAACTCAAAAGCAATAAAAGCTTTATTAGACTTAGAAAAAGCAGATTTAAAAGATGGTAAGGTTGTAGGATTAGAAGAACAGTTATCTAATTTGAAAAAGTCAGATCCATATTTATTTGAGATTGAAAAACAACCAGCTAATCCAAATGGATTTAAACCTGGTGATGGAAATAATAAAACTCCTGGTGGAGATGGACCAAAAACTTATTCAGAAATGGTAGCTATGTTAGAAGCTAATCCTAACTTAGATATTAACAATTTATAAAAAAAGGAGAAGATGAAAAATGGCACAATATTTTGATTCAAAAACATTTAATGCTGAGGCATTTGGAAAGTATTCTAGTAGAATACCTAACACTAAAAAGAACGAACTATTAAAATGTGGAGCGATTAGAGGTAATAAAGAAATACATGATGCTTTTTCTAATCAAACAGGGACACATTATGCAGTATTACCTATGCTTGGTAAAATAGCTGGAGCACCTTTAAACTATAATGGTTCTACTGATATAACAACAGAAACAACTAAAACTTTTAACAGAGGTGTAATCACAATTGGTAGAGCAAAAGGCTGGACAGAAAAAGACTTTTCATTTGATATAACTGGTGGAGTTAATTTTATGGATAATGTAGCAACACAATTAGTTGATTATTGGGCAGAAGTTTACCAAAATATCTTAATAAAGATATTAAAAGGTGTTTTTTCAATGACAGGAGCAGCAAATCTAAAATTTGTTGAAGCTCACACATTGAATATTACAGAAAAAGCAGGAGCTGATGGAGCAGTAGGAGCTACAACTTTAAATACTGCTTCTCAAAAAGCTTGTGGAGATAATAAAAATATCTTTAAAATGGCAATCATGCACTCAACAGTTGCTACAAACTTAGAAAATCTACAAATCATAAAATACTTTACTCAAACAGATGCAAATGGAATGCAAAGAGAAGTAGGATTAGCCACTTGGAATGGTAGAGTTGTATTCATAGATGATTCTATGCCAACAGAAGAATTTGAAGGAGAAAAATATGCAAAAGTAACAGCTTCACACCCAGAAGCATTAAAAGTAACTAATGCTGGAACTGGTGAAAGAGAAGTAGCATTAGCAACAGTAAATGGTGCTAAATTTGATTCTAAATGGACTGTAAAAGAAGGAGATTATGCAGCATTAGTTCCATCTGGTATAGAATATACTACTTATTTGTTAGGTATAGGAGCAATTGATTATGAAGATTTAGGAGTTTTACATCCTTATGAAATGGCAAGAAATCCTTATAAAAATGGCGGAGAAGATACTTTAATAACTAGAAAAAGATTCTGTTATGCACCATTTGGAATTTCTTATAAAACATCTACTACAATATCACCTGATGATACAGATTTAGAAAATGGAGCTAACTGGGAATTAGTAAAATCAGAAGATAAAGAAACAATTGACCATAAAGCTATTCCAATAGCTAGAATAATTTCAAGAGGCTAATTATGGAAAATTTCAAAAAGATGGTGATTGAAAAACTAAAATTATTCAAAATAGATGAAGCTACAAGCATAGAATATTTCTTAAATAAAGCTTTATTTAGTATTAATAATTTTACAAATCAAAATTATACATTTGATAGCATTCCAGATGGACTAAAATATATATTAATAGATAAAGCAGTAGGAGAAATACTTAATTTTAAAAAGCTCAATGGAGAGCTTAAAGATTATGATTTCTCCTATGTTTTAAAATCTATTAAAGAAGGGGATACAACTGAAACTTATTCTGATACAGTAAAAACACCTGAGGAATTATTTGAGTTTATGCTAAATGATTTATTAATTGGTAAAGATAATGAGCTATATAGATATAGGAGATTACAATGGTAAGAAATTTACAAAAGTTATGGAGAGATACTTGCAGTATTTATAATTTTGAAAAAGTAAAGGATCCAAAAACTAAAACAACTGAGTTTAAAGAAATTTTAGTTCAAGAGAATATTCCTTGTAGAATTTCATTTCAAAATATATCTTCTACAAGTGAAACTCCTTCAATAGCTATAACAAATCAAGTTATAAAATTATTTCTTTCAAATAAAGTGGAAATAAAAGAGAATTCAAAAATAGTTGTAACTAGAAATGGGATATCTAAAACTTATAAAGCTTCAGGTATCCCTGCTATATACTCAGTACATCAAGAAGTTATTTTAGTAACTGATAATAAAGGAGCTTAATATGGGACAAGCTGTAAAAATTAATATGGCTGGATTAGAAGTAATGAAAAAGAATTTAGAAAATATACAAAAAAATCAAGCTGAAATAATGGCAAGTCTTGTTAAATCTTTAGGGGCTTTATTATTAAGAAAAGTAATTTTTAGAACACCAGTTGGAGATTATAGTTATTTAGCTCAAACATCTAAAACAGTTGATGGAAAGAAAGTCCCAAATACTAAAAAAAATGGTGGAAATTTAAGAAGAAACTGGACAATAGGTCAAGTTTTTAAAAATGGTAATTTGTATTCAGTTGAAGTTATAAATCCTACCCATTATGCTTCTTATGTTGAGTATGGGCACAGGCAAACACCAGGCAGATTTGTTCCTGCACTCGGAAAGAAATTAAAAAGAGCTTGGGTTCCTGGTAGATTTATGTTAACTATTTCAGAGAATGAAATAAAAGAAAATATGGATGCTATATTAGAAAAGAAATTAGATAGTATATTGAAGAAGGTGTTTGGTAATGCTAAGTAGAGTAGTAAGTGCTGTATCTAATACTCTTGAGAAAACATTTCCAGAAGTAGAAATATATGTAAATAAGATTAAGCAAGGTTTTGAAGAGCCTTGCTTTTTTATTCAGCTATTAAATCCTAATGAAAAACAAGTATTAGGGAATAGATATAAACAAAAAATAGATTTAGATATTCAGTATTTTCCTAAGAATGAGGATGGCAATTGGGAATTAATGGAAATGGCACAAAAATTAAATAATACTTTGGAATTAATCAAAACTGAAGAAGGGGATTTATTAAGAGGCTTAGATAGAAATTCACAGTTTATAGATGGAAATCTTCATTACTTTATAACTTTCAAACCATTTGTAAGAAAAGTAGGAGAAGAAGATCCATTTATGGAAGAATTAAAAACAGATGTAAAACCAGATAGGAGGGACTAATGGCAACTAAAACAAAAAAAGATGATGAAATTCTATATTCAAAAGAACAAATTATCGCGAGTAAAAGATATTCCAATAGAAAAGATATATTGAATGTTTTATTAAAAGATGATGAAGAATATAGTTTTTCAAGAATAGATGAAATTATAGAAAATTTTATGAATAAGGAGGTTCAATAATGAATGGTGGAGGAACTTTTTTAACTCAAAATAAAGTTTTACCAGGAGCATATATTAACTTTGTTTCTGCTTCAAGAGCAACAGTAAATATATCTGATAGAGGTTTTGCTGCTATTGCTACTGAACTTGATTGGGGAGTAGATGGCGACATTTTTAAAGTTGAAAATAGTGATTTTCAAAAAGATACTATGAAACTTTTTGGATATGATTATACAGATGAAAAAATGAAACCTTTAAGAGATTTATTTATGAAAGCTAAAACTGTTTATCTTTATAGATTAAATGGTAATGGTGTAAAAGCAAGTAATGATTATGCGACTGCTAAATATAGTGGAACAAGAGGGAATGACATAACTATTATAGTTAAGACTAATATAGATGAGTCTAATAAAAAAGATGTTATTACTATGTTAGGAACAAAGAAAGTAGATGCTCAAACTGTTGCTAATGCTTCTGAATTAATTGACAATGATTATGTTGTATTCAAAAAAGCAGCTCAGCTTACAGATACTGCTGGAACTAAATTAGCAAATGGTACTAACTTGACTACTGTAACTGGTGCTGAGCATCAAAAGTTTTTAGATTTAGCTGAATCTTATTCTTTCAATACTATTGGATGTACTTCTAAAGATGAAGTTATAAAGAAATTATATGTTCAATGGACTAAGAGAATGAGAGATGAAGTTGGGGTAAAACTTCAATGTGTTGTATATAGATATGCAGCAGATTATGAAGGAGTAATAAACTTACAAAATAAAGTTAAAGATGAAGGTGCTCCAGAACAATCATTAGTTTATTGGTTAACAGGTGCTGAAGCAAGTTGTGAGGTTAATGCAACATTGACAAATACAAAATATGATGGAGATTTTATAGTTGATACTAAGTTTACTCAATCTGAGTTAATAAATGGAATAAAAGCAGGACAATTATTATTTCATAACAATGTTGGAGAACCATATGTGTTGACTGATATAAATAGTTATACATCAATAACTATTTATAAAAATGATGATTTCCAATCAAATCAAACTATAAGAATTTTAGATCAAATAGGAAATGATATCGCTTTAATGTTTAACAGAAAACATTCTGGAAAGAGCAGAAATAATAATCCTGGAAGAGAAGGATTATGGAAAGACATAGTTGCACATCATCAAGAACTTG